ATCTGAGGCGGAGAAGAAGAGTGCATCACCAGATGCTTTACAAGACTCAATAGAAAGAGAAAGTAGATTGGTTGGACCAAGTATTATACCTGATAATGTTTTAGAGACAGCGCAGTTTATAAGAGCAAATAAGCAAAACTCTACAGATCAAACAAAAATAATGAACAAGCTATTTAAGAATAGACAGCTTGAAGAAGGTCAAATGGTCACAGTTAGACCAAATTTAAACGGTTTTGTGCAACTGGATGACGGCAGTATAGGGATGACGCAAACAGTACACCCTGCTAAATCATACGGCACTGCTTTGGGATACGATAGCGTTGTTGCTATAAAAGATAGTGAGCTTATGGTTTCACCTCAGAAAAGGGCTGACATATACAAAGGTGTAACAAGAACTGGCGTTAAGCAAGACAAAGTCCCTATGGCTGGTGGTTATGGAGGAATAACGAATATATCCAAACAAGAGATAGAAGATATTGTTTCTAATCCTGATAACATCTTGTCTTTTAACCCGGGTAGCGAAGCCAGAGGTATAAATGGAACTCATTTATTTACAGATAAAAATGGATATGCAGTTAAATCTATAAAAGGTACAGCAGTTCATCTTGGTAGCAAAGTTTTTGTAAAAGGGAACGTTAACTTCTACACAGAGGATAATGCACCTAAGCCTGTGGATAACTTGCCGTCAGATGTAAAATATGTACCTTTTGAGACAGAAGCCTCATTGATAGATAGAAAGAATCAAGAAAAGTTTAGTCAATTACGAGGTCAGATAAGAGCCAATATATCGGCAGCAACTGATAGCATAACTGGGTTAAGTGAACTACAAAAGGCAGCAAACAAAGGTGATGAAGATGCTATGGTTGCGCTACAAGAAGTTGCAATAAACTCTGTTGATTATTTAACTCAAGCAATACCAAATGTAGAGGTAGAGTCTACACCAGCCTATGGCTTATATGGCAGTGATCTAGAGCCTGCTGTAGGATTGAAGATAACATTTGATGAAGAAAGAAAAGATCTAGCTTTATCTGCTCTTGAGAAATTTGCTCGAAACTTTAATCAAGAACAAATACATGTAAGACAAAGGGTGGCTGATAGATTTGGAAGATTTAATAATCTAGTTGGTTATCAGTTTGGTGATGGTAGTTACAACACACCTGTGGTTAATTTTAGATTAACAGAGTCAATACCAACAAAAGAGTTATCAAGTATAATAGATAAAACAGGATTGGCAGGTTTTACTGTCACTGACAAATCATTGCAGGCTTATTACTTAGGAGACCCAAATGACAGAACAGCAATCAGAGACTTCAGAAAATCAGTTAGAGGAGCAAGAAAACTTCTTGGACCAAGAATTTC